GGCAATGATTTCGTCACGGATACCCCGTCTTTTCTGGCCGACTTTCATCCACTTCCCGTAGGATGTGACTACACCATCTTTTACACAGTACGTTTCATTCGACTTCTCGTTGCCTTTGCACAGTTCCATACGGTACAAACCAGACGGTAATATCTTCTTTACGGTGTTCCACCACTTGACCCGTTGAAACTGTAGCCATCCTTGGATGTGTTTGCGACCAGTGTCAGGGCAAATCTCGTCACCTCCCGCTATGTAATTGAGTTGGGACCCCCATTTTGACCAAAGAGAGCTAATGTCATCGCAGCCCTTCTCTGACCATCCTGTGAAACACCAGTTCTGTCCGTGCTTCATGTGATCACTCATTATTATATATGCCGGTAAGATAATTATGGGGACACTCAGGCCACAAAGTGACACAATCAGGCGACAGTGACACGAATCCATTTCCGACTGACCTCGAATTTTTTTTGTTTTGTTATACAAAGATGGGAAAACGCCGGTTCCGCCGTAAACCCCGACGCCGTCGAAGGTTCAAGAAGCGGAAACCCCGTCCAATGAAATCCCTGATGGGTCAATCAAAAGTCGTACGACACAAATGGGCCCACGCTGGTCAATTATCCATTGGTACCGGTAATTTATGTATTACGGAGAGTTTTAGACTACTTGGTCCGTTTGAACCTGCACTATCTGGTGCAGGCAACCAGCCCCTTGGATTTACACAAATGGCCTCCATTTTTGATAACTGTCAAGTCTTGGGCGCTAAAGTTACTGTAACCTATCTGCCATCTACAGCGCAGCATAATGTTGTCTTTTGGACTGAAATCAGTCCAACCCCGCGCCAGGGTCAGCCAAGCATTAATCTGCAAGCGATTCTAGACCGTAAGAACACCTCTTATACATATCTGGCTACTAATCAGGGTAACGGAACCAAGCAGGTTCTACACAGACGAATGAATCCGCGGAATTATTTCGATATCACCGATATCAAGGATAACGTGTTTTATAAATGTATTCCTGCAAATTCAGTCCCTGCTCAAGACCTCTACCTCAACACAGCCCTCAGTTCCACACACCCCGCTTTGGGGACCTCTGTTGTTGGTAATGATTATGTAATAACCATTTCGTACGTCATCAATTGGTTCCAGCCGGCAGGCAATGTACCTTGAACTTGAAAGCCAGTCGACTAGTCGACAATATTACCTTTCAAGTTAGTATTAGTTACTATATAGTGGAGCCGATATCTCGAGAAATCGAGCTCTTCGCCGAATCGCCATATCTTCCCAGTCGAATATTTGTGTTTCATTAGTACAGAAGATCTTCTTTGTTTTCTTTGGTATCCTTGCGCAGGTGTATCGGATATGTATCGACCTCGTTTGATCGTTGTCCAGTAGATGTATTTGCGCGCTGCGTGGCATATGAATGAAACTCATATCATCAAATACAATGCCGTCATGGCTTGGGGTCAACCCTCCGAGGTCGTCAATGTGTGACACCAGTAGTGGTTTCTTGAAGTGTGCCAGTGCGAATTGTGTTTTGCCCCAATTCGGTTCCCCAATGAGGATAATCGATTTTTTGAAATCTGTGATCTCGAGTCGATTGAATGTATCCATTTTGTAGTCGGCTGTATCCAAATGTGGTTGAAGTCGTTTGAACGCCACTTCAACGCCCTTGTGGTATAGAATCATAGCAGCTGGGTACTTCTCCCAGATTGCATCCAAGGATAACCCGTTACGGATGTCGGCAATGATTTCGTCACGGATACCCCGTCTTTTCTGGCCGACTTTCATCCACTTCCCGTAGGATGTGACTACACCATCTTTTACACAGTACGTTTCATTCGACTTCTCGTTGCCTTTGCACAGTTCCATACGGTACAAACCAGACGGTAATATCTTCTTTACGGTGTTCCACCACTTGACCCGTTGAAACTGTAGCCATCCTTGGATGTGTTTGCGACCAGTGTCAGGGCAAATCTCGTCACCTCCCGCTATGTAATTGAGTTGGGACCCCCATTTTGACCAAAGAGNGCTAATGTCATCGCAGCCCTTCTCTGACCATCCTGTGAAACACCAGTTCTGACCATGCTTCATGTGATTTTGCATTTTTTATAGATAAACATTTTAATTTGGGGGCCTTATTTACGCCGACGAACTCACTCGGCTTTCTATTAACACCTGGCATTTTTTTTTTGTGGGACAGGGTCGAGCGAAGCGAGACCACCCCTCGCACGCGAGCTCATTTGCCTCGAATTTTTTTTGTTTGTTATACAAAGATGGGTAAACGCCGCTTCCGCCGTAAAACTCGACGCCGTCGACGATTCAGAAGGCGGAAACCCCGGCCTCAGAAATCTCTTATGGGTCAATCTAAAGTCCTCCGTCACAAATGGTGTTTCGCAGGGCAGTTTGCAGTTGCATCCAATTTGTGTGTTACGGAATCCTTCAGACTCCTGAGTCCATTTGACCCTAAGATATCTGGACCAATTACACAACCCCAGCCCCTGGGATTTTCGCAAATGAGCAGTATTTTTGATAACTGCCAAGTTCTTGGGGTAATGGCCAAATTGATCTTCCTACCAAGCTCGGCCCAGCATAATTTAGTTTATTGGTCCGAGATCTCTACAGAGCCCCGCCAGGGCCAGCCCTCGATTAATCTTCAAGGTATTCTTGATCGAAAGAATACTAATTACACATTCTTGGCTACCAACCAGGGAAACGCGACTAAGCAGGTTCTAACCCGTAAGGTGAATCCGAAAAAGTATTTTGATTTGGTCGATCTCCGTGACTCGCCGTTACAGAAGTGTATTCCAGCGAACTCCGTCGCAGCGGAAGACCTCTACCTCAATACCGGCTACAGTAGCACCCATGCGGGTTTGGGAACAGCTATTGTAGGCAATGATTATGTTGTATTGTTATCCTACATCATAAATTGGTACTCCCCGAAGGGCAATGTACCTTGAACTTGAAAGTCAGTCGACTAGTCGACAATATTACCTTTCAAGTTAGTATTAGTTACTATAGAGTGGAGCCGATATCTCTATGAATCGAGCTCTTCGTCGAATCGCCCTGTCATCCCAGTCGAATATGTGTGTTTCATTAGTACAGAATATTTTTTTTGTTTTCTTTGGTATCCTTGCGCAGGTGTATCGGATGTGTATCGACCTCGATTGATCGTTGTCTAGTAGATGTATTTGCGCGCTGCGTGGCAAATGAGTGAAACTCATATCATCAAATACAATACCGTCATGGTTTGGGGTCAATCCTCCGAGGTCGTCAATGTGTGACACCAGTAGTGGTTTCTTAAAGTGTGCTAGTGCGAATTGTGTTTTGCCCCAATTAGGTTCCCCAATGAGGATAATCGATTTTTTGAAGTCTGTGATCTCTTGTCGATTGAATGTATCCATTTTGTAGTCGGCTGTATCCAAATGTGGTTGAAGACGTTGAAATGCCATTTCAACACCCTTGTGGTAGATAATCATAGCAGCTGGGTATTTCTCCCAGATTTCATCCAAGGATAACCCGTTACGGATGTCTGCAACGATTTCGTCACGTTTGGATCCTTTTCTTTTTGGGCCGACTCTCACCCACTTCCCGTGGGTTGTGAATACACCATCTTTAGTGCAGTACTTCTCGTTCGATTTCTCATTGCCTTCGCACTGGTCCATCCAATATAAACCGGATGGTAGTATCTTTTTTACGGTGTTCCACCACTTGACCCGTTTAAACTGTAGCCATCCTTGGATGTGTTTGCTACCAGTGTCAGGGCAAATCTCGTCACCTCCCGCTATGTAATTGAGTTGCGATCCCCATTTTGACCAAAGAGTGTCAACATCATCGCACCCCTTTTCCGTCCATCCTGTGAAACACCAGTTCTGACCATGCTTCATGTGATTTTGCATTTTTTATAGATAAACATTTTAATTTGGGGGCCTTATTTACGCCGACGAACTCACTCGGCTTTCTATTAACACCTGGCATTTTTTTTTTGTGGGACAGGGTCGAGCGAAGCGAGACCACCCCTCGCACGCGAGCTCATTTGCCTCGAATTTTTTTTGTTTGTTATACAAAGATGGGTAAACGCCGCTTCCGCCGTAAAACTCGACGCCGTCGACGATTCAGAAGGCGGAAACCCCGGCCTCAGAAATCTCTTATGGGTCAATCCAAAGTCCTCCGTCACAAATGGT